CCAGACTGCCTGCGCTGGTTTGAGTGGGCGGCAAACTGGGCCTCACCGATGACTCTGACGATCAGCGCCTACAATCAGCACGGCGGAGAAGCAGAGCCAGAGATGGCAAGTTTTAGAAAGTGGTTCAGCCCGTGGGGCTGGGCCACTTGGCGTAGCCATTGGGAAAAGTATTTGGCGCCTAGGTGGGATAACTCTTTTTGGGACGGAGGCATCCAGCGCATTCGATCCGAGCTGGCCATGGGGGAACTATATCCGCGAGTTAGTCGCATCCAAAACATAGGGGCAACGCGGGGCGCTTTTTGTCCGAGCGCAGAATTTCACCAAGAAAATCATCACGCCACCCGCGTGGCCACAGCACAAGAAAAGAGAACACGATGGATAATAATATAGAGCGCGGCAGGGTATGCGACGAGAACCCGTCGATCCACTGGGCGCACATGCCCGTGGACAGTCAAAGCAGAGTCCTAGATCTGGGCTGTGCTTTTTGGGACGAGCCACTACGGGCGGATCGTCTTGGCACGCCATACTTTTACCTAGGACAGAAGCCTGCATTTTACCTCGGCATCGATCAAAACAACGCGGACATCGCGCTGCTAACTCATGAGCTAGGCGCTCATTTTTTAAAAGCGTCAATAGATAGCCCAGCCCAGATCTGTGACTGGATCACAGCTCACTCAATTACCCATATTAAAAGCGATATAGAGGGGGCCGAGGAGCACTTGGCCGCCATTGAAAGTGCGTTGCCCAGCCTTGAAGCAGTCGCAATCGAGACACACGGTGACGCAACACATCGCAAAATATGCAACTGGATAGATAGACAAGCCATGACCATCTACCGCATTGACCAGCAGGGAGACTGCCCAGACGTGTTTATCGTCTACGCCAAAAAACTTCCGGCTGAACCAACTTTGACAACTTGCTCCCAACCGTGACCGAACTCCAAACCCTTATGACTACTGGCGTGATCGACATGATTTCCGCCAATCCGACTACCGCCACTGTTAGCGGTCTGCCCGTCCGGGGCGTCTACACCCCTAACGAACAAACGGCCGAGCTGGGCATGGGCGGGTTTGTAAACCCGCAAAATGCCGAGTTTGTTTGCCTAACCAGCGCCGTCAGCTTGCCCAAGCTGATGACCATCGTGACGGTAGGCGGATCGCCTAAAAGACTTACCGGCGTACAATCTGATCAGGGGGTGACGACTCTCATCCTGGCAGATCCAGAGGATGTGCGATGAGTTTGAGGCTTGCAGCAGAGGACGGCTTGGCCGCCTACCTATCCACAGCCAGTAAACCCGCTGGGCTATACGTTCAAGCAGGGCACAGGATTACCGATCTGCAGCTACCTGCGGCCGTGGTACACGCTGAATCTAGCGTGCCGGTAATTGAGGGCAGTTTAGCAACCACCCGAAAAGTAACCTTTACCTGCACTATTATGACGCCACTAGAGGTGGCCAGCACAGTCACAGCTCATCGTTCAGCCTTTGACTGGCTCAATACCCAGCTGGCAGCCGTAACTACCATAGCCGGCGCAACTCTGATGGGCGGGTATTTGGGCGAGGAGAGCACCGGATCTAACGATAAGGTGATGGAAGATTCGGTAAAGTTTACCGCCTTTGTCGTGCCCAGTTGACACGTAAGGAAAAAGCAATATGGCTATGACGTATGGAGTAACCGCAGGCATCTCGCAAAACATTAACAATAATGAGGAGTACGTATTTATAACGGGTACTGACGGCACGATTGTTAAGCACATTAAAAAATACAAAAGAATCGAAACCGTTACTGAGACCCTGCCCAACAGCTTCGCCTTCCCAGCAGTCGCTACTGCCGGAACCTTTCGCCAAGAGCTGCGTCTGTCGAACACAGATTTTGCCCGGCTGACTAACACTGCCGTAACGTTCTCGACCATCGCGTAAGGAAATAAATTTATGCCCTACAAAGGATTTACAGGAGTTACCAGCATTACCGGAATTGAGGAATTTATTTCCATGACGATCACGGGCGAACTGACTGAGATCGTGATTGATCCCGGCACAGCCAACACCGCCCCCACTGTCACCACCTACTACAATCCCCGCTTCAATGTGTCGATCGAGGGGATCAGCTCTGGCGTGTCCGTGCCGGCAACATTCGCAATCGACAGCAACACCTTTGTAAAAACGAGTGAGAATCTTACGAAAACGGTTGGCGATGTTGTGAAGGTTAGCGTGACCGGCGTTTATAACCCTTCCAGCTCTTTGCAGAGTTAGTCTAAAGGCGAGCGGGCGATGAATCGCCACTTTGCCGAGTCTTTCCTAAACCGCGCAGATCACTGCGTGCTCGGCCTGCCGCTACGGCCACTGAGCTTGTGGCACATGTTTAATCTTGAGGTCGCTCAATCTCCTTACTTTATTGGCGGCAGTTTCCCTACGGCAAAAGACTTGCGCCTTGCGGTAAACATTTGTCGCACAGACTTCCCGCGATTGCCCGACCTGTCTGATCGCACTTTCTACCGCAACTGGTTTAAAAGTTGGCGGTGCAAATTTTTAATCGAGACTGCTAAATTTAACGTTTACCTAGACGACTTTAATGCGCTGCCTCAGCTCTGGCAGCCGGAGCGCAGCAAGAGCGGTGGCCGTGAGCCTACGGGCCTGCCCTGGGCGCTGGCCATCGTCACGGGGGTGTGCGGATCTACGGGTTGGAGCGCAGAGTACGTTTGGAACATGCCGATCGGGCAGGCGTACTGGTACCACGTGGGCTTTGCCATGCAGCGAGGATCGAGCGTGGATCTGCTGAGCGAAGGCGAACTGCTGGCGATTGAGACTGTTCGGGCGCGGAGAGCAGGGAAGTGATTGAGAAAATCACCATAGACGATCGGGAACTGCAGCAAGCCTTGCTGCGTTTTTATAAAACCAAAACGCCAGCACAAGTCATGCGGGCGCAGGCCAGATTAATGGCTGTAAACCTTGCTTTTCAAACGCAACCCTTTGGAGGCACTAAGGCAGTAGGCGGCCAGCAAGACAGCGCCAAGAATCAAGGGGAAGGAGCTGTGGCTAGGGACATACGCAAAGCAATAAAAACGCCTAGCGATATATTCCAGACAATAGAAAAACAGGGCATCGGAGCAGGTCGCGCTTTTGTCGCTATGATGCGTAAAGGCGATTTTGATTTAGCGAGAAATCTGTTGGTGCGCTTGCGTGTGCCAGGACTGATGCAAGCAAAGGTGGGCACGATGAGTTCTACGGCCCATAAGCAGGCGCTGAGGCCAATTCCCAAAAGACCGAGGATGAGCACCCGCCAAGAACCGCTCTTAATTACAAACGATAGAATCCCGCTACGCCAATACGTTAAAGAAATACAAAAAAGGGTGGGCATTGCAAAGGGCGGCTGGGCCGCCTGCGCCATGCAGCTTGGGGGTACCAGAGGCAGAATGGGGACAAATGTAGAGGGCGCCGAGCAGCAAGCTGTGCCCGCCTGGGTAAAGCGTCACGCTGGCAACCGAGCTACGGGCACAGTGCTAGATCAGTCGGGCAACTTTTTTACCGGGTTAATCAGAATGATAAACCACGTGCCGTGGGTAAGTAATTGTCTGACAGATGCACAGGCACAGAGGGCTATTGACATTCAGGCAGAAAAGATGAAACGGGCTTTAGATAGTGCATTTGGGGCAGACCTAAAAGCCTCTGGATTTTAAGTCATGGCCAAACTAGCAATCGATGTCGTACTAAATAAAGCCGGAGCTATGACTGGCCTGCGTGGCCTAGAAAAAGACATCGGCTCTTTTGCCAAATCTGCCCTAGGATTAGTCGGGATCGGCGGCGGCCTTGCGGGCCTTGTCGCAGGCATCGACAACATATTGGCAAAAGCAGGACAACTGCAGGACGTATCAGACGCCTTTAACGTAAGCGCAGAAAGCATCCAGCGCCTAGCGGCCGTAGGCGTCACAGCAAACTTATCTATTGAGGAAATAGGCAGCAAGCTAGGTAAGCTAGGCAAAGCCGCTCAAGACGCGGCAGGCGGTAACACTGAGCTAGCCCAAACATTTGCGAAAATTGGAGTTACGGGACAGGACTTGGTTCGGCTAAACCCCGAAGAATTGTTCAATAAATTGCGTGAGGCAGTTAGCTCGGGCGCACTAGCCAGTGAAGAACTAAAAACAGTAAACGAATTACTTGCTAAAGATTACCAGCGCTTTCTGCCTATTCTTCGCATGACAACGGAGGAGTATACTAAATTAGGCAACGCCAGCGCAGTAATGTCTGACGCTATGGTTGCTAGCCTAGACGCCGCCAATGTTACTTTAAGGCAATTTCAAAATTCAGTCGGTCAGTTGGCGGCTGTTGGCACGGCTAACATTATTGAGCTGGCTAAAGCAATTCGGGATAATCCTCTTGAGTTTTTAACAGGGGATATGTCTGCCCTAGATCGCATGTTTGAAAAAACAGAAAAACTAAAGAAAGCCGTGTTGGACGAGCGCAAGCTGCGGGCGGGTATGGAAAAAGAGGTGGTCGATCAAAAGAAGTTGGAGGAGGAGCAGAAAACGTTTGAGCAGTCGGAAAAAGCAGCAGCACGCCATGAGTTAAAAATGATTGAGGCCACAATATCTAGCAAAGAACTGGCCGAAAAGATGAAGCAGGATATTGAGGAAAAGTACGCCCAACGCAGCTTGCAGCGGGCAGAAGAACATGAGCGCAGGAAGGCCGAACTGATCCCGCAAATTGAGGATCTGGAAGCGCAGATCTCTGGCCCTGCCGCTGAAATGAAGCTACTGGAAAATAGAGCCAGAACAGCCGCTGAAACTGCACGAGCCAGCGGCAGCGCGGAGGACACTGCAGAAGCTCGTAAAGCGCAGCTGGATTTGCAGCAAGCCAAAGAGCGTGATTTGCGCAACCGTGGTTTTGGCGAGGAATCATTTAACCGGGCAAAAGCCGCCACAGAGTCGGTAGTGGGCGCTTTACCTACTGCCAGCGAGCTCCGTGACATCCCATCCACTACCGAGGCACAACGCACCCAACCCGTGAAACTAGAAAACCCACCGGATTTAAAAGGAATTATGGACAAGCTAGACAAGCTAATCGCGAACGCGGGGGTATTCTCATAATGGCTCGCGGGTCTAGCTATGGCAGTGGTAGCGGCGGCACTGCACATACCGGCGTCGAAATGCTGGGCACCGGGGGCGGAGTCGACGCTAGAGGCAAGACTACTGTCACGAAAAAGTATTTTGTTACTGACGCATCGCAATTAGAAACTGCGCCCGAATTAACGGGCTATTCGGCTACGGCAATTAACTACACTAAGATTAACGAGACGGCCTACGAGCAGACGGTGCAGTACGAGGCGCAGACCGACACCTCTGGCACTGGCACAACCGTATGGCTGCAGAATGGGGTTAAGGGGACGTTTGAAATGTTTTGCTCTTTTGAAAGTAAGCCGATTGAGCTGCACCCCAGAATTGATAAGCTAATTCAAGACTTTGGGGGCTACATCAATTCTGACAGTAAAGCCCAATGGCCACCCACTTACACCCCAACTTCAGGTGGGGGCCTTGGCACGGGCACACCTATCCCAAACCCTATGTTTGGAGTTACCAGATACAAAGAAATTACCCTAACCCTTCGCCACAGCTACTATACAAAAAACGTAAACGCAAACATTTGGGACACGGCAGGCAGGGTTGTGACCAAACTACCAGCCGGCATTCCCATCCCCAAGGGCGAAAAGGACAAGGACGGCAAGGAGATACCCCGCCGTTGGATGATGCAGGCTCCGGCCGTCAGCCGTCAAGGCGAGGCGTGGCAGGTAGTGCAGGAGTATGTGCTGCTAGACGCAAAGGGTGTGGCTGACGGGATGTACGAAACGGGCACTGTCCCTGGTGCCCAATGATCCCGGCTGAGATTGAGGCAAAATCTGGCGAAAAGATTTTGCCCAAGTTTCGCAAGCTAGTCGCTTGGATCGATTCGCAGCGGTTGGCCTCTGTCGATGATCGCGTTTTAGTCAACACCACACCCAACGGCACTTTAGTTTCCATGGTGGATCGGCCACCGACAATTACCACGCCGCTAGCCGTTCGGCTTAGCGGAACAAGATTTTTCAGCGTGGGCGAGGGTTACATTAACGGCAAGCTGCCCAAGATTAAACCCAGCAACGGCCAACTGCAGGAGATTGTCGATCCTGACGGGGTGCCCGCCCCGCCGGCAAAATTGCCAGAAGATCGCCCCATAGTCATTTGCGTCAAAGTTGTTTTTGATAAAGACTTTAAATTAGAATCTTCCGAAATCGTAGCCGAAAAGCCCGAAAGGATTTTGCGCGGGGGAAGTGCCGATTATTCTACTGCCGACAAAACAATTACCGGCCTGATCCCTCTGGCATTTATGCGTAGCAATCGGTTCGTGCAATTTGTCTCGCACAACCTTCAAGTGCGGGCCTACCTCCACAACGGATCGCACCGGGTGATCTACTGGCCCGCGTGAAATACCCAGCAAAATTTTGGAATAGCTTGTTGCGGAAGGCGGAGCAGTACCTGCCAGTACGCTTTGACTATACCCCGCCAAGCGCCCGGCCGCACCCGTGGCAAATTCGCCCAGTGTGGCGTAAGCAAAAAAACGGCAAGGGCGGGGATTGGCATGGCATTATTACGCCTGGCGTGGTGAACGGCGTGCCTGCGTTTATAAAAATGCCCTACGGAAACGCCACCTTTGAGGCGCGGGAAAGGATTAGGCTAGATGCAGTCACGAACAAAAAGCCCACCCCCAAAGATGGCGACATCGTAAAAATATATTTAGACGAGGATGCTGAGCTAAAAATGTCTTTCCGCAGCATAGGATCGGACGGCAGCCCAGACTCTATTTCTGGCGATGCGGACTCTGGCAGCGTCACAGGAGTTTTTGAAAAAGTGCCAGATTTCTTTAAACGCCTTGGAGTAGCTGACGCAAATACTAATTTGCTTGGTCAGCCAGCCGAAACACAGAGGCTACTAAAAGCCTGCGATGTTGTCCTAAACCAGCCGCGAGTAGGACTGACCAATAATGTCTCAATTTCAGCAGCAATAGTTGATACAACTTTAGTCAGCATAAACCCAGGCTTCTTTGTTCCGCCTGACAGAGAGGCAAGCGTTACATCTACGCCTAAATTTATTGCCCTAGAGCCAGCCTTAATTTTTGCCGATTTACTTTTTGAGAGGTTTATTGATACGGCTACCGATCAGCTGCATCTCTCCACGTTTTATCTGCTTTCACCGCAGCTGCCGTTGCTTGATCCCAGCAACTTAGAAAGCTGGCAGCCTTACATAAAATACAACTGCCACCACAACCTTATCCACGCCACCCAGCAGATTGAAAGGCGGGCTGAGTTTGTCCCGCTGCGTCTTGTCCTGCCGCTGGCGGCAGGATTGGCCCAACCGATTATAGATTACATTCTTGCGGAAAATAACTTCTTTGCCCAGGCCGCCTTAGACTTTTACCAGCAACGCAAACTGAACGGAAAGTTTATTGCTGTATGAGCTTAGACAAATCAGCCGAACGCCGTAAAAAGATTATCGAGCAGAATCGCAAGCTGCGACAGCTCGGCGTCGTAGCCCTTACCGATCCTGGCCCTTGGTATCCTATACCTTTTGCCCTGCAGTTTGACCCAGCGTTTTTTAAGGGCCTGACAGAGCAAGTGACGGGGATTGACACGCCTCCCGCCAAGTAACCATGGCTACTCTAGTATTCGGCAACATTTCGCAAAAGACCGCCTCATACACGATTGAGCCAGGTAGCATTACGCTACCCAAGGTAGTGCAGGGCGATCTTTTTACCTTGGCCGTCAGGCTGACCGAAACCGCTAACAACATTACCACGGTTACCGCCCCATCCATTTATTCCGCTCGGCTTAGCTACGGCCCTGTCGATGTAGCGCCGACCGCTGGCAGCTTTAAAGTGCTGGTCAATTCAGTCACTTCTAGCGTTATTACTTTTGGATCTACCGCCGCCAGCGTGGCCGCCGTCCTCAACAGCATCTCAGCCGCTACCGGCTGGTCGGTCATAGAGGATCAGGGCAGTTACCTAGTCGAACGTAAATCTGCGTGGGTGGCCACCTCTGGCATTACCATCGTGCAAAATGAGCTGCAGCCGCAGTCGTTTGTCCGGGTAACCAGCTACAGCGCTAACAACAGTTTTTACCAAGAGCTGCGGCCCATGCAGTCGCCGTTGGCCTACACCAGCGCTTTTGGGCTGATCGTTCCGCCAGCTCCTACGATTACCCGTGTAGTCACCGGCTTTTCCGATCCTACGACTGGCACGCGGGTGAACGAGGTGCAGCGGCTCTACATCCCGCCTGCGTTTAATACCACCTATCAGATATATCGGGGCACTGCCCGCACCGCCCTACTTAGCAAAGATGACGGGGCGACTGAAATAGAGGCCGCGCTCATGGCCTCTGCTATTACCGTCGGGGCAGGGGAAACTTTCTTAGTAACCAACCCAGAAAGTTTTGTCGCAAATATCGAGTTTGCTGGATCTATGTCTGGCGCAACTCACGACTTGCTGACCGTAGCCGTGCCCGTCAGCCCGCAGGGCGATATTACCTTTGACCTAGATCTGAACACCCAAGGAATGCTGGCGGCGTTGCGTGGTGATTTTGAAGTTACCCACCCACTGACTTGTGAAGTAGGAATTAACTACGGATCAGTGCCCACGCCTGACGTAAAATACGTCACCGTGTTCCAGCAGGACATGACGGTGCAGGCCGACGGCGCTTGGACAGGACTAGAAGCGGCGCAGCAGATTAACTGGCTCAATCCTCCGCAGCCGGTCAACTACATTCCCTTTACCACCGACCAAGTCATTACCGGCATTCAGAGCTTTACCGCAGTCGTCACAGGCACCGGCCCATGGACGATCGCCCACAATCTTGGTACAGAGGCGATTCATCTTACGGTTCGCGAGAATTATTCTAGTGGTTACCTTTTGGCAAACACCGTTTCCTACAGCGTCCAGACAGTTACATCTCAATCGGTCATCGTCACCAACAAAGGATCCGCCACAACAACTCCTGGCTGGGCGGTCATGATTTCTAGCGCAGGGCCGACAAGCGCATTTCAGGCGCACACACACACCATTGCGCAAGTGGTAGATTTACAGGACACGTTGAACGCAATAGGCACACGTTTAGTCACCCTAGAGAATGTTCTTCCTAACGGCGTAGGAGTGATTAACCAATCAGGCGTAGACACTAAACCGCTTACCATGACTATCCCCGCCCACGCCGAGGTTCTCTTTACGCAGGATATTGAGGGCGCTTGGGGCGATAACGGCATTGATCAGAGTAAGCTACCCATCCGTGGCCCGAGCTTGCTGCGATCATTCTCTGGTGAGGCAAATAATTCCAATATCCTTACCGCACCCACCGCCTCCGGCGCTTACATCTACTCGGGCGGGATTGAGCTGGCGCCTATGGGCTACATTTCTGGCGATACCGTGCCACCCAGCGGGATCGTTATCTACGACGAAGGCCGGATCTACCAAGGCCGTCAGGACGGCACTAATAAAACCTACTATCCCGTGCCCTACGAAGTAGAGCTTTTTCGCGTACCCGTAAACGCCAACCAATTCCGCGTCGGCCGCACCCTAGAAGTTAAGTTCGGCCTTATTCTACAAATGCTGGCTAAGACAGACGCACAGTGGCGCGTGGTTATTGATGCGGCCAATTTGAGCGAGGTGACTAGCCCAGCCGTCCAAGGCATGAACATCTCTAGCGCAGACTACAACCAAGATAAATTACTCGATCACCGGGTCATGCTTACACAAACGCTGGCACCGCACATTCTCGGCGTGCGCTTAACACGTTCTTTAAGTGGTGAAAATATAGTCATCACCGCGGATAAAAATCTTTATGGCACGTATGAGAGCACCATCGGCACGCCCGCTGGGGCCAGCTTTATTCTTCGAGCCCGCTTGATGAACTTTGATATTGCGAATACCGCAGACGACGCACGCGGATGGGTGGGCTACTCCTTAAAGGGCGTTGAGAATGACACGATTGGCGGTGAAGTGAAGGTGACAATCTCGTGAGCTTATATTTTGGAACATTAGCTGGCGTCGCAGGATCTAGCGGCAGTACAGACGCTACTGGCTCAGCCGCTAGGTTTAATAATCCTTTCGGCGTATCCGTTGATACCGCAGGTAATGTTTTTGTGGCGGATACTAACAACCACACTATCCGCAAAGTAACTAGTGCAGGAGTGGTGACGACACTAGCAGGAACAGCTGGCAGTTCTGGCTCTACCGACGCCACTGGCTCCGCCGCTAGGTTTAAACAACCTGTCGGCGTGGCCGTCGATACCGCAGGAAATGTTTTTGTGGCGGATTTCAGTAACCACACAATCCGCAAAGTAACCAGCGCAGGAGTTGTAACTACACTAGCTGGAAGCGCAGGTTCTTTTGGCTCAACCGACGCTACTGGGTCAGCCGCTAGGTTTAAAAATCCTTGGGGAGTTACTGTAGATACGGCAGGAAATGTTTTTGTGGGCGATTATACTAATCATCTTATCCGCAAAGTAACTAGCGCTGGCGTAGTAACTACCCTAGCAGGAACAGCTGGCAGTTCTGGCTCTACCGACGCCACTGGCTCCGCCGCTAGGTTTAAACAACCTATCGGCGTTGCCGTCGATACCGCAGGAAATATTTTTGTGGCGGATAATGGCAACCACACAATCCGCAAAGTAACCAGCGCTGGCGTAGTAACTACCCTAGCTGGAAGCGCAGGTTCTTTTGGCTCAACCGACGCTACTGGCTCCGCCGCTAGGTTTGTTTTTCCTCGTGACGTGGCCGTCGATACCGCAGGAAATGTTTTTGTGACAGACACCGGTAACTTAACTATTCGCAAGGTAACTAGTGCAGGGTTAGTAACTACAGAGGCTGGACTAGCAGGAAACACTGGCTCCAATAACGGTCTTGGTTCTGCCGCTAGGTTTTCAAACCCAGCCGGCGTGGCCTTAGATACGGCAGGAAATGTTTTTGTGGCGGATTCTGGTAACCACATCATCCGCAATACTGTTGCCTCTGCACCTGCGACGGTCACTCTTTCTGACCTATCTAAAACCTATACTGGATCTCCTCAGGCCCCCACCACCACTGTCTCCCCGTCTGGCTTAGCCCTAGAGCTAACTTACACAGGCACGGCCGCCAGCCTCTCAGCGCCCGTCACCGCTGGCTCTTATGTAGTCACCGCCAGCGTCGTGGATAATTTCTATTACGGTACAACTAGCGGGGTAGTCACCATTTCTAAAGCCGCCCAAACGATCACCTTTGCCTCTATCCCCAGCAAGTTTGTTGGCTCGGGCGCTTTTGTCGTAGCGCCTACCTCCACTGCAAATCTCACCGTCGCCCTTTCCTCTAGCAACACCGCGGTCGCCACAGTGTCTGGCTTTTCAATTTCCCCTATCGGCGCTGGCACTACCACCATCTCGGCCACCCAAGCAGGCGACGTTAACTACCTGGCGGCCGCTACCGTTACCCAAGTGCTCACCGCTACTACTGCGCCCATCGCTCAGACGATTGCCTTTGCCTCTCTTTCTCCTCGCCGGGTTGCGTCATTAAAAGACGTGTACTCCGCCGCCTCGCTTATCGCCACCAGCACCAGCCTATCTTTTGCTGACGCTACCAGCGTCGCTCAAGCCAACGCCCGATCAAACGGATCTTTTGCTCTTGTTGCTACCGCATCCTCTGGATTGCCCGTTACTTTTACATCAACAGTGACGAACGTGGCTACGATCGTGGGCAATATCTGCACACCCGTAACACCTGGCGTGACCAACATCGTGGCAGCACAGGCGGGATCTACCGCTTACTCTGCTGCCTCTACCGTCACGCAATCACTCGTCATCGTGGAAAAGCAGTTTGCTTGGCTAGATCTGCGCTGGGAGCTGACCGATTTACAGATCGATGCCCGTACCCGTGCCGTCACAAGCGCAAAGGGGAATGGCGCCGTTCTAACCATTCGCCAGGGCGACGCCCACGACCTCGCCGTTTTCTTCACCGATCCAGCCGGGGCCGCCATCCTCATGGCTCCTTCCGCCCTAAAACTTTGCATTCGCGAAAAAACAAATCGGCGTCCCGTTATTCTGGAAACCACCGCCTTTACCCCTGCGGACTTTGGCGGGTTCGATCCCTACTATCAAATTACCTTTACCGCTGATAACGATTCACTCCAACGCTTTGTCGCGTTTAATGGCGTAGCCGATAACTCTGACGCTATCCCAGCCATAGGCGAAGTCGAGTGGATCTACGGAGGCAAGGTCTACAGCTCCAAACCATTCACCGTGAATATCGTTCCAGAAATTGAACGGGAAATATCGGACGTATAATGGCCGCCTCCTACGACATCACGATTGAGCAGGGGACGGACTGGACGCGAGATTTGTTCCTTACCACCGCCACCCAGGGGGCCATAGATCTGACTAGCCGCACGTTCTCCGCCCAGATCCGCCAGATGCCAGGGGGCACGGTAGTTACGCAGATTGCGACCAGCGTGGTATCAGCCGCCGGGGGTCAAGTGCGCCTCACCGTCACCTCGGCCGCCAGCTTGCTCGTGCCTACCAGCGGGGCGAAGTATGACCTAGTCCAAGTCACTAGCGCTGGCATCGCCACCCGATTGCTAGAAGGCGTGGTGACACTATCCCCAAGGATTACAATACCATGAGCGATATTTATCTACAGATTACCGAAACGCCCACCGTCGTTACACTATCCGCACCCGTTATTTCTGGGGCATTTTCATCGACCGTTACCGTAGCCAACACCGTCACCGTGGCGCTGGACGCGAACAGCCTGAGTGCGCTGGAAAACGTTACCGTAACAGTAGGGGCGGCAATTACTGGCACCGTCACCGTCAGCAACTTTCCAGCCTCACAGGCCGTCACATTTTCCGCAGTTAGCATCTCAAACCTTCCCGCCACGCAAGCCGTTTCATTGGCATCCGTCCCCACTCACGGAGTGACGCTGACTAGCACGACGGTTACGGTTAGTTCACTGCCGGCCCTTGCGGCTGGCACGGCACAGATTGGAAGCGTGACAGCTAGCATCAGCGGAACTGTCCCAGTAAGCGGAACATTTTTTCAGGGCACACAACCGGTATCTCTAACTACTCTGCCCGCGTTAGTCGCAGGCACGGCACAGATTGGGTCAGTCACGGCCAGCATTTCTGGCACGGTTCCAGTCTCGATCTCCTCTGTTACAGTAGGAAATAGCGTCACTATTGGAAACTTCCCCGCCTCGCAAGCGGTTACCTTTGGCCAAGCGATTGTCTCTGCTTCAAATATAACTGGTCTAAATAACTCAGTTGGCACGGATGGGAACACGCCAACTTCGACAAACTTTATTAAGATTGGAGGCCATCAATATGGGGCGAATCAAGTAGAACACATCGTTCATGTGTCGGCTGGTGGTGCAATGAAGGTAGATGCGAGTGATTCAACTGTCACTTTCGGGGTGATTCGAGGGACAGTCACAGTTGGCAATTCGGTGACCATCGCCTCGCTCCCTGCAATTAGTGGGACAGTCTCAATCGGAAATCTTGGCGATAATATAACTACATTCTGGGCAGATAACGCAGTTAATGACATCACCGGCGCAGTTCGCAGTGGGATCGGCACATATATCAACGATAATGATGCTTTGCCCATCTCTGGCACAGTCACAGTCGGCAACACGGTCACGATTGCTGGTTCAGTCACCGCAAACACATTCGCCCTGCAAGGCACTGCGGTAACTACCTCTAACTTTACCAGCACCACCGCCTCTACCGTGCTGGCCTCTTTCAATGCGACAAGGGAAGTGCTGACGATTTTTAACGAGGGGGCGGGTAACCTTCATGTCTGCGTGGGGGCCACGTGCACCACCGTGCAGTATCAGGTGCGCCTATCGGCAGGGGATTATTACGAAGTGCCAAATCATCAGACGACGATCACCCACTCGGCCGTATTTGCGACGGCGGGAACGGCGCGGGTGACGCAAGTCAGTTAGGAGTAGGCGATGCCTCTTACTAAAGCCACGCTCCAATCTACTGGGCCTTTTGGCAATCCAGATCAGATTGGATACATCAACCCATCCTTCTACGATGGGACTGGATCACTATGTATTTTGCCAGTAACAAACTCACGATTTGATGCGACTGGAATTGTTGGTTTTGGTGTTAGGGCAATCTTCTTTTATAGATTTTTCATATCAAAACCCACAACTATTAGCGGAGTTTCACTAGCATTCACGGCAAACACAGCAACCACAAAAACCATTACATCAATTACTGAAAGTGCTGGCACTGCCACCGCAACTTCAACGGCCCACGGATTTGTAGCTGGTGACAGAATAAGAATAGCTGGAGCTACGCCATCAATTTACAATGGCACGAAATTAGTCCTAACAGCACCAACAGCGGATACATTTACTTTTGCGGTTACGGCTGGGACTGGTTCTGCGTCAGGAACAATTACCGCGCGCGAGTTTATAGGTTGTTCAATTTATGATTACGACGCAAGCAATCTTCTTCCAAAAAATAAATTAATTGATTGTGCTATATTGCCATCAACTTCAAATGTAATTACAAACTTTGATTCAAACATAACTCTACCCACAGGAATGTGTTGGGTTGGGTTTGGATGTTCAAGAAACTTTAATAACAATACTTTTGCAACTATTGTGCAGGGCGATAACGGCACATCAATGGTTAACAGTCTTTTATTTGGAGAAAAAACTGGGTCTTTTTCACAATATCGCGGGGGGGTTGGGGTTTTTGCTTATGACAATGTTGTAAACCCATCGCTATCTAATGGAAATTCTGGCCACGCTCCATCGCTAACTGCTGGTCTTCCAACAAATCAATCGGCAGTAGTGGGAATTGCGTCTAATGCATCAGCAGGAAATGATTGGCGATGCAAAGTCCCATTCCTCGGACTTGTGGTTGCCTAAAATGCCCCTCCTCCTCCTCACCCTCTGCCTCTGCTCCTGCTCCCCACGGCCAGTTGAGAACACAGGACTGCCGAATTACGATATGATGCAAGCCGCCGAGGACGCGGGCAAGACACCTAGCAAATGAGCAAAGACGAGCAAGCATGTAAAGCCCTGCAGTATCTATTAGACGAGGGCTTCATCTCCCTAGGCTATATCGACGGCAAGCCGGCGGTCTATCTTACTACGAGCTTACTAGAAGCAAGAAAGGCCATCACAAAGTTAGTGTCTAACGACTCAGCAGATTGGTGGAAGTGAGTGCAGATCAAGTAGCGGAGCTGAGCGAACGACTAGCTCTAGTCCGAGAATCAATAGCCCGGATCGAAACCCGCCAGTCGGTAATTTTAGATTTACTGGAACGCTCCCAAGCCAGCCTAGGCGAGTACCACGGCCGCCTAACCAACATGGAGCGCGACGCCCACACGATTAAGACGAAGCTGTGGCTAGTGGCGTTAGTATCTGGCGCAGTGTTCAGCACGATCTGGGAACTGATTAAGCGCCGGCTCAGCTTTTGACACCTCGTCTGCTGGCATGGACATACTCAATAACATACTCAATAACTGGCAGTCGTATCTCGGCGCCCTCTCGGCCGTGCTTGTCGCCGCCATCGCAGTCGCCTCTCTCATCCCTGGCGACCAGCCGGAGAAAAGCCTGCAAGCCGTAGTTGATTTTCTCAGTAAATTCTCGAGAAAGTAGTCGCCCATGATCGCCGGAATCTTAACGGCGCTGGGCGGGATAACTGGGATCGTACTGTGGTTCTTAAAACGCAAATCGCCCCTACAACGTAACTGGGAAGCCATAGAGCTAGAGCGACGCAGGCGGCAGAGAGATATAGATGCGTGGTGGACTAAACGCCCTCCTACTGATTAGCGCTCTGGCGCTCTGCAGCTGTGCCTCGACGCAAACGCAGGACGGCCCGCCGCCTAGCCCGGACAGCATCAGCTACTTCATCTACGCCTGGGACAAAGCCGAACGCACCAACCCACCCTGCCCACAGGCTTATCGAGACTTGTTTGCGGAATCGCTCAAAGCGCTTTCTGACAGCTTGGCAGAAACTGAACGCGAGCGAGCGAGGCAGTGACTACGCTAACTGAGGCCGGCTCCCGCACTATGCGGGCGATTGGTACACTAGACGTCGGCTTTCAGAAACAGGTCAGGGGTTGGGTCAACGAAATGGTCACTAGCCGGATCGAGCCGCTGATCTACTGCGGCCGCCGCACAATGGAGGAGCAGTCGGCGCTCTATCAAAAAGGCAGGACAAGCAAGGGCAAGATCGTGACCAAGGCTAGACCAGGGGAAAGTTATCATAATTACGGGCTAGCGTTCGACTGGGTGCCGTTAAAAAGGACGGCAAAGAATGCGGATCTATGGGTCGCAAATTGGGACGATGAAACTGCGTTTCGCCTAGGCGAGCATGTAGGGCTGAGCTTTGGGCTGGCCGGCATCAGCTGGGAGACAGGCCATCTGCAAACCAGTACATACAAGACATGGCGTGACATTCCACGCAACCCTGTGGAACAAGTAAGGGCCAAGGACATACCGCAAAAAACGAAGGCCACTAGCTTAGTTAGCAATCGGCCGTGGAGTAGCCGGTGAGCCAGATGTCGCCCGAACACGAGAAGCACTTGGCTGGCATCTTGTCGGATCTAGTGAAGGACGTATCAGCCAAATATCGCCGGGGCCAAGAGGAGCACGGGGGAGCGCTGTGGCGCAGGCCCGTGTGGAAGGATGCGTGGGAGGAATGCTTAGACCTATGCACGTATCTACACACTTTACGCATGCAGCTTTCGGTAATTGCCGATCTGGCTTTGCTGGGTGCGAGTGACGAGAGCGTGGCGGCATCGTCCAGCAGGGAGAGCTGCCGTCAGATTCTCGCTGTGCTCGAAGGATTCCCTAGCGCAGTCGACAAAAAGTGAAGGTAATCCGCAAATGGAAAAAGTGGCTGGCGGTCAGCTGCTCACACGGTCACCTGGCGAATGCGGCTGCCTGCAAGGCCGCTATTGAAATGAAGCGCCGGTGGCAGCCGGATATGACGCTGCACTTGGGCGATTTCGTGGATCTATCCGGGCTGATGGGCAGTGCCAGAAAAGACCCAGACTCGCCCGAGCGCACATCCTCAATCCGTGAGGACTTTGACGCTGGGCTTAATTTTCTTCGAGAACTAGGCGCTAACTGGATTTTCCAAGGGAATCACGAGCATCGTCTAACAGCGTTGCAATACTCTCCCAGCGCCATCGTAGCGCACTGTTGCACGTCTGCACTTAGCGAGATCCACAACACCTGCAAAGATTTGAAAGCGCAATATGTACCTTACGATATTGAGAAAGGCTGGCGCATTCTGGGTGGAACGGCATTTGGCCATGGATATATGTTTTCAGAATCTAGCGCAGTGCGTGATCACGTGGAGATGGTTCAGAAGCCTATCGTTATGGGGCATCTGCACAGAATAGATCGAACTGCGGGACGTAGTTTCGGAGCACCCGTCGGCTGGTCAATCGGTTGCCTAGCCGATATTCCAAGCATGCACTATGCTAGGCGCCAGCGATCGGTTACGAGGTGGCAGCACGGAGTGGCGTGGGGCGAGTACGCAGAGAGCGGGGAAGGGTGTACGGTGAACGTGCTAACCCCAGTAGGAGGCGTATGGCGATACCCGGTGTAGATTGGGCGGCTGCCCTAGACGCCTATGTGGCCGGGGATCGGGAGGAGGTGGTGCCGCCGGGATGGTTTACGAAAATTGATATTGCAAAGCTGTGGGGTAAAACGCCGGTCTACACAAACAAGGTCTTAACGCGAATGATCAAATCTGGTGGGGCAGAGAGAAAAGTGTTTTCGATTAGGATCAAAATATGCGACCGGGGCAGTAAAGTAGGGCATTGCCGCAGGGTGCCGCATTATCGGCTTACTCCTATTAAAACACGCAAAAGCTAGCGTCTATTTTCTTTTGCCAGCTCCTTGACGAGCAGAGTGGTGATAAAGGCAGATAAACTTAATCCACCCTTCTTGGCCATTCGCTCGCCGTTGCGTTTCACTTTTGGGTCAATAGTAAGGTTAGTTTTGACCTTTTTCATTAGGGTCATTGTATGCGTAATAAATACGCATTCAAGTTTAAAAAGAAAAGTTAATGACCAAAAGAAAAGTATTGCTAATACGCCGTGTATGCGTAGCAAAGGCGTATGCCTCGCCGACCACTCAGCGGTTTAAAGTCTGAAAAGACCAACATTGTTCTTCCGGTTAGAGTGAAAAAGGCGTCACAAAAATTGGCCGCTATTCGTCGGTTGTCACTTTCTCAGCTCATTACCCAACTGCTCGCAAGAGCGGCGGGAGAGCAAAGCTAGACATTGATGAGCTCAGTGCGTCTCAACGATACGGCCATGAAACTCCGCCAGGAGAACCGAGCTCTTTCACTACGCCAATTAGGTGCCGCTTACGGCCTCGGCTATGTGCGGATTAGGCAAATGCGGGAACTGACAGGCTTTCCGATGCTTGCGGGTAAGGTAATTCCGTCTGACTTTGATCAGTGGAGGCTGATGCAGACTGGCCTAAATTCACCGCGTTCCGCAGATCGTCTACGCAGTGCCGTTGGTAAAGCTCATGCACTAGCGTCGAGGAGTGGTTCACAAGTCTCATGGCGACAGATTGAGAACAGCCTGAAAGCCGCAGTCTCGTCACTCGGGTTACCCGAAGGGAATGGAAGCAATGCCTTTTAAGCCCGCAAATATCCAAGAGCCTACGCCAGCAAAGCGAAGCTCGCGTGCGGGGAACTTCACAAGTAATCTGGCGGCCCTCGGCCTTCATTCTAGCCAGCATGGGTTCGATGGCGGCCGGGATAGGAATGGAGAAGGATTTGCCGGTGCCACCCTTGGGGCAGGGAAAGGTAAGGACGCGATTCTTCAGATCCACGCACTCAAGCGGGATCTGTGTTTCACGAAGTCGGCAGCCGGTAGCCAAGGCAATCTCAAAGCTGACTCGCATCCATTCGGGCACGCCATCCACAGCGAGAGCTTTCCGGGTGATTTTAATCTCATTGTCCGAAAAGACAGGTTTAACGCGGGCTATCGGCCCCCTTTTAATTCTGTAATCCAAAAGGGCAACGGAGTCCATTTTGCCCAGCAGTCGGCCTTGGCGGTGAATCCATTTAAGAATCTTCAGATCTTGGCAGGCTTGGTTGCGTCCAGCCTTGCCGCCGGAGGTGCGGGGAAGGCTTTGGCGCCATCGCAAATAAATCTCACAATCATTTGCAGAAAACGCTTGCAGACTAATCTTTTTCTCACTAATAAATCTCGCCAGATGACGCCACGAATTTTTGTAATAAACTTTTGTCAGAGGGCAAACGGGGTGATTTTCAATCAAATCATCAACCCAGTCGTGGCCACAATCTTTTTGCTTTTCGTTAACGCCAAGTCGAGCTGCGTCAGCCGTTGCCTTTGCGCGATGCAGAGTATTGTCGATTCGGTAGCGGGTGCTTTTGCTACGCCATTTTCCAGTTGGGTCTTTAAAACGAATGTAAAACCACGGATTGCCTTTCTTAATGTAGGAATAGGCCATAGTTACAAAGGTAACATTTGGGCAGTTTAGCGCAATAATATACAATGACTCCCCAAATTATAATCAATCAAATCAAATCAGGTAATTGTACCGTGGGTTCAAATCCCACCCCGTCCGAGGCTTATCACTACAACGACTTACGCCGAGATGGTAACGCGGCTGTAGCAACTGAATCTAAGCTAAAGCATTACCAGCAAAATTCCTTTTTAATTCGCGGCGGGTACACGGCGGAGCCTGCTTACCACCCTAACCCCTCCGTCGCCCGAATGTGGAGCGCCCAGCGATGATTTCTTGGGAGCTAATGCGGGATCTATCGCAACTGTCCGGCTTTATTGTCGGGTGGGCGTTGTTTGTTGGGGCTGGGATCGGTGGGCTTGTGGTTTGTCTGCTGACTCTCTGCTGGGTGGTCGATGTGGTTAGGAAACATTTAAAGGAGTGGCTGTGATTTACGCTAATGGATCGGGTGCCCCCGCACCCAACCAAGGCGGCGTGGCCGGGGCGTTCTATCCGCCTGCGGCTACTGTGCGCGACCTAGAAAAAGAGGGCGTGTTGCCAGCTACCGCCAGCCAAAGCTACGGGTCAGCTCAGCTATCCCAGACCACTGCGCTCATTGATCTGCAGACAAAGCATCGCGATCTACGCAATCGCCTAGAACGCATTGAAGATATTTTAAAAGGACTAATCGAAAAGCAGGGGGCAAATTTGTGAGCGCCCTAGCCGCCAAGTTTGTCCTGCTTTGGAAAGTAGCCGGCGGGCCGGAGCTAGTGGCCGAGCACACCTTTCACCCTACCCGCAAATGGCGATTCGACTTTGCCTGCAAATCCGCCCGCTGCGCAATCGAGCTAGACGGTGGTGCGTTTCTACCGTTTGGCGGCCGTCACGGCCGCGGGATGGGGATGGTCAAGGACTGCGAAAAATATCGAGCAGCTGCCGACCTGGGCTGGCGCATCTGGCGATTCACAACCAAGTGCATCACGCAGGAAGCCGTTGCGATGACCGCTAAATCGTTCCGCCTGTCGATGAAGGAGAAAAAATGATTATCAATCACACGCCCGGGGAAGAAGCCGAAATGGAAAAGGCAGCGTTAAAGGTGCACTACGAATTAGACGAGAGGGAGTCAGCACGCATTGAGGAGGACGAGAGCAGTGAGTGAGTTTCGCCTAATTGAAAATATCGAGGTGCTGGCTTGTCGCAACTCAGCCGAGCGAGTGGTCAAGGCGCTGAACCGTGGCGAGGTGCAGCAAGCCAAGGATCTAGCCCGCAAACACGAGATCGCGTGGCACTTAGCCGATCGTGAATTTCAAACCCTAAACCAACCGCACAGGAACAACGATTTTTGCGATGACGAATAGTCAAAGCAAAACCAAGAAACCAAAACAAAGAAAGGAAATCCTAGTATGCCAATAGTAGCTAGTAGGGGTGGCTCATACACCCCAATGCCCGAAGGTAGTCACGACGCAGTGTTCTGCGACGTTGAGGATCTGGGCGAAGTAGAAACGCAGTATGGAAAAAAACACCAGATCCGCTTGGTGTGGCAAAGCGCTGATAAGATGGAGGACGGCCGTCCGTTTACCATCGGCAGGCGTTATGGCTTGAGCCTGCACGAAAAGTCAGCGCTCTTTAAGGATTTGAAATCCTACGCCAAGAAAGCGCCACCGCAAAATCTGGATCTGGAAACGCTCATCGGTAAGCCGTGCACGATTCTGGTGGTGCATGTGGAGCGTGACGGATCTACCTACGCGAACGTGCAGGCAGTACTGCCAGCCGGCGCAAAGAAAGTGACCGTGGATAAGGCGTTCGTGCGGAAAATAAACCGCAACGGCGCAACAACCTCAACCGAGTTAGATCACGACGGCAACCCCGTCCCGTTCTAGCCATTTGGCTGGGGTGGGCAATTCCCACCCTGGCCAGAAAGATTTTATGGAAATCCTAACAATCGTAATTCAAATAATGCTGCCGCTGGTAGCCGTCGCGCTGGGCCTGCAACTGATGCACGCAATCGGAAGGTGGAACTGATGGCGCCTATCATCGTCACCGCTAAAACGGAATCGGCGCACTACTACCTAAGGTCTGGTGAGTCGTGCCACGGCGATCTGCGATCTGCCCGCAAGGTGCGGGCGTTTCCGTCCGTGACCACAATCTTGGCGGCAGCAGGCCCGCAAAAGACTGGGCTGATAAATTGGCAAGTGGAGCAGGCGATGTCCTCATCGCTAACCCTGCCACATATTGAGGGCGAATCGCTGGCCGATTTTGCCAAGCGAGCAGTGCTGGACAGCAGAAAAGAAACTGAGGCCGCAGCTGCCCGCGGAACTCACGTGCATTCCTTGGCTGAAATCATAATCAATGGAGAGGAGCCGGGTGAGCTCGTGAAAGGCTACGAGGAGCACTATGCGGGCCTAAAAGAATGGCGTGAGTGTTGCGTGACTAAGGTGCATGAAAGCGAGTCTGTCTTAGTCAACGAGGCGGAAGGCTACGCAGGGCGAGTGGATCTAATCGCCGACATCCACGGAGTGATTGAGGTGGTAGATTTTAAGACACGCAAATTTAAGAACGGCAAGGCGGCAGGCTACGAAACCGATCTGCTTCAGCTTAGTGCCTATGTGTACGCTTTCACGGACGAGGGGATGGCTTGCCGAAACATTCTGATCGATCCAGTCACCGGCCAGCTGCAGGAGATCCGCTACACCGCCGAGCAAGTTGCCCAGGCGTTTGATGCGTTTACGTCTATCTGCAAAGTGTGGCGCTGGCTTAAAAAGTACGACCCGCGTGAGGTGCAGAATGATTGAGGTACTGCCAGAGGAAACCACCCACGACCAGTTGCTTAACCGCGTGCGATCGCTTGCCCGGCAGTTAGCGGAGGCCAAGGCAGCGCTGGCGGCTAGCGAGGCACGCGAAAACGATCTGATCGATCGGATAAGGAGCGGGTTATGAGAATGCTGCTTTCTATCCTTGCGCTGTTTGGGTTCAGCACCAGTAAACTAGGCAACGCACTGATCGATTTGCGCCCGATCGCCAAGAAGATCGACGTTAAGAAAATTAAGGTGCGGATTACTGGCTACTGGCCGGGTGAAGATGAGTGGAGCAGTCGCTACCAATCCAGCACTGGGACACGTTTGCGTGCTGGCCGTCACTGCGCCGTCGATCCCGACATCATTCCGCTGTGGAGCAAGATCCGCATCCTAAACGGCAAGCGGGAGTGGGTGGCCGTGGATACTGGCACGGCAGTAAAGAGCAAGAAGGCGAGCGGTGGAAAGTTGCCCGTGGTGGACGTGTTTGCCGCAAGCGAAAAGCAGTTCAACGCGATGCGGTTGCCCAAGGTGGCGACGGTGGAGGTGTGCAGGTGAAAAAGCGTGGTGATACACGGCCTACGTTCCGGCGGCTGGGCGTGATCGTCGGCAAGTTGCGACGCAATCTGACCCTACCCAGCACTTACAGGTTGGGGGCCGAGCTTGAATGCAGTTACAAAACGATCCAGCGGGACATGGATCTGCTGCGGGATTTCTTTGGTTACCCGCTGGAATACGACCGCAAAAAGTACGTGTGGAAACTGGCAGGGCCGTTGCCAAAGGCGGTGCTGTGAGCCTGCAGGATCTCCTAGCCATGTTCTCTGGACGCATCATCGGCACCTACACGCCGGAGCAGTACGCCAACTGCGTGCGAGAGGCCCGCGCCAATCGCATGCGCTGGGGAATGGGGCAGTGGTGAGCGTAAAGCGTTTAACCTGGCAAATCGAAATCCTTGAGCGGGCAAAGAAAAGCCTGATCGACGGCCGGTTGGTCATAGCACGCAGTCGGCTGGATATGGCGCTGCACATAGCCAAGGAGCTGCTGAAGCGGGCGCAGACGTACCAGATGCGAGACGCGGAGAAGAAAAAATGAGGGCGTTGTCGTGGCTCTTATATTGGTTAGGAGATCTGGTTAGCAGGACTTTGTGCCGCTGGGGCTTGGCCGGATCGCTCTATCAGAAACTGATGCTTTGGTCGGTTGAGTGCGACAAAGATTTTAACGTCTGGAAAGAGGTCAAACCCCGCAAAAAAAGGAGAAAACGCAAATGAAACACCTAGGCAAAATCACTTTTGGTAAATCACGGCCTGCGCCCAAGCAGATTCTGGTCGACGTAACCTATGACGCCAAAACGGCAAAGGCTCTCCACGCATTTGGGCTGAAGCAGCTAAAGAAAGACCCCGAAGCGGTGATCGAGTACGTCATCGTCAAGGCGCTGGAAGGGTTTGCCAAAAAATGATTGCACTGCCCCCAGCCACCGAGGCCGTTTACCACAACGGGGCGCCGGAAGGTGAGCGCAACAATCAGCTATTCCGTATGGCGCTGCAATTCCGTGACCAAGGCTTGTCGCAGTTTGATGCGGAGTCAGAGGCCGAGATCTGGGGCTTTAAGAATGGGCTAACGCAGAATGAATGCGTGGCGGCCGTAAAATCCGCTTACAGCAAGCCAGCTAGGGAGGCGTGGCGGCCTAAAGCCAAGTATGCCTATCAAAACGGGGCGATCGTTCGTGAGGATCTGCCTGTGCCACCCATGCCGATCAGCGTGGAGAGCGGGCCGGTCGACAAGTTTCTAACAACCTGTTTCGACGTGGGTGATAGTATCAATATCTGCCGATCAATTAAGGACGGCGACCGCGAGCGGCCGGACGGTGCGGGCGAGACTCGCACCCGCGAGGAATGGCTGGAGCTGTTTAAAGGCGACGGGTTGGCAACGTGGCAAGGCGATGCAGTGGGCGTATACGTGTCGATTAACGCGAACAACGGTAAGAACCGCAAAGCCGAATCGATCACCAAGTTTCGCCACTGTCTAATCGAGTTTGATGAAAGCACGCTCCAAGAGCAGTGGGCCATTATTAAGCGCAGTGGATTGCCTACGTCGTCGATCATTAAGAGCGGTGCCCGGAGCCTGCATGCGTGGGTGGACGTGAGGGCGGCCAATGCCAAGGAGTTTGCCGAGCGTGTAGATTTTATTTACAAGCACTTGGAGCACTCGAAGCCTGACTCTGCCAACAAGGACGCCGGCCGGTTGTCTCGGTTGCCAGGGGCTATGCGCACCGCTACTGGCCAGCAGCAGGAGTTGGTCGAGTGTGGAGCACCAACGCTGACTTACATCGAATGGCAAGAGCGCACGATGTATGGGGATTTGCCTGAGCCGTATAAGTGGGAGGATCTAGTAAACTTCAAAGAGGATTGCGATCCAACGCAGCTGCTAGGCAAGCGGTGGATCTGCCGTGGTGGATCGGCGCTGTGGGTGGGTAGTAGCGGGCTGGGTAAGAGCGTGCTGTGCTTGCAGGCCGCGATCACTTGGGCGTGCGGTCGTGAGCTGTTTGGCATATCGCCACATGGCAAGCCGCTTAAGTCGCTCATCGTGCAGGCCGAGAACGATGAGGGCGACGTGGCAGAGGCGCTGCAGGGTATTCTCAAGGCGTTAGATTTAACGCCAGAGGAGCTGCAAATGGTTAAAGAAAACATAGTGATCGTGCGTGACTGCACCTCTACGGGCGAACGGTTTGTCGATCGGATGCGTAGATTGGCTGAAAGGCATAAGCCGCACTTAGCCTGGGTAGATCCTTTGCTCGCATTTATCGGTGGCGATCTATCCAGCCAAGAGACGGCCGGCGGATTCCTTCGTAATTTGCTTAACCCCCTTGCGCTGGCCGGTGGGTTTGCATGGATGCTGATGCACCACACGCCTAAGCCGACGCGGGACGGCAGTGGCTATCAGGGACACGATAAAGCCTACAGCGGATTTGGATCTAGCGAGCTGACGAACTGGGCGCGGAGCGTATTAACCTTGGCGCCTTGCGGTCAGGATGAGGAAGGTACGTACACCTACAAGCTAGAGGTGACCAAGCGCGGAAAGCGGTCTGGGTTGCGTCCTAACCGCACTGCGAGCGATTTCATAGCGTCTAACGTTCAGCCGTGTGTCCACTTAAAGCATTCGCAAGTAGGGTTGGCTTGGATGGAGGGTGACGCCCCTGAAAAGAAAAGACCAGGGCCAAAGCCTGATGCAGTTAACTGGTCAAAGTGTAACGTTATGCCTTGCACTTGGGCTCAATTAGTAAGATGGGTACAATCTCACACTGATAAGGCCGAGAATACTGCAGGCCGATATATCGCTAACGCTAAGGAAGCCGGAGTCATCTGTGAAGTTGACGGAAAATACAGATTAAAGGAGGCCCAAATTGAGCAGCCTTTTTAACCCCCAAATTAACTTGGTGGTCACCCAAATTAACTTGATACCACTACCATCAAGATCCCCCCTCTTAAGGGGATCTTGGGGGTGGTGGTTGGGGGCGATTAAACAACTTGGGGGTGAATTATGATAGACCAAGAAGTAATTGAACGGCTGCCATGCGGTACTACCCATGTGAGCAAGCGGATCGACGGCATAGTAGATCTAATCTGGGAAGCGTGTTCTGAGTTGCGGATTACTGTCACCACTTCGTCCGTAGCCCTAACGGCACAGGTCTTTAACTACCTTATAACAAAAGCGCCTGAGCATCCTGCAGTACAAAACATGACCGACACGTTAGAGCAAAGCGTTCTCTCAGTGGTGCTAAACAGGTCGACTGCATCTATGACGCAGCTAGCCAAGCAGCATAAAATAACTAAGCAGGCGTTCAGCAAGAGAGTTATGGGAGTTACCGATCGGCTGGGCTTACCAGTGCGATCACAGAAAAGCCAAAAGGCCCGTGAGGCATACGACTTACGAGCAAGGAAGCATCACGACAAGCGGCGTCGTGAAACGCCTAAATTTAACAGTGCCGCACTAATGAAAGGTATGAAATGCAAACATTAAAACAAGTAGTCAAAGAGTTAGCTAACAAGCGTCAGCACACCTTAGAAGCGGTAGGCGAAGTCATAGGACTAGCAGCTAAGGCAGGCGTTATTATCGCAGAGGCCAGAGCATCCGGCCAAGACATAGCCAAGCTATTAGATACAGCTGGCCTTACTGACGAACAAGGCAAGCGACTAGAAAGAGTCGCTGCACACCAACACAAGCTAAGCACAGGCGAGCCTAGTGTAGTTAGACAGGTCATGCTCTGGGCAGAGATGCTGCCAGACCCCATAACGACTAGCGTACCAAGTGAGCGCAAGCCGTTCATGTGGCCGCTGATCAAGGTTAGCCAATGGTTCGCCAACAGAAGCAAACATCAAGCCTGGTCAAAAGAAACTAAGCAAGAGTTCATGCGATACGCTGAGCCAATCGCTATAAAGTACAGAGAGATTAAGGAGGCCGCTCTTGAGTAGGCAGACACAAAATCCCTTGAGTAGAGAGGCGCAGATTCTCTTGAGTAGGGCACAGGTTTTTCTCTTGAGTAGGACACGTCAAAATCTCTTGAGTAGGATTTTTTCTCCGACACAAGGAGTCTCCTTGAGTAGAAACATCGCGGTGGAAACGACTGCCGTAAATTACTTAAGTATAGCCTCTAACAATTAGTGTATCATGGGCAGAGATCCTAACCACCGAGTGCGAGCGGCCATGAAGGCGACGGGCAAGTCGCGTGCTCAGACGTACCGCGACCTAGCGGCCGCCAAGCCTGCGACGACCGCTCCGCTGATAAGGGCAAAAGGTGGCGGGCTGGACGTGGAGATCCAGAGGCTTGAGGATCTGGCAGCGAGCCTAGGTGAGTCGGCAAAGGACGACACACGGGCCGACCGCTCTGAGCTGATTAGTAACTACACAAAGCTGGTCGAGGCGTTGCGCAGAATGAAGGGCGACAGGCCGGACATCGATCAAGCAGAGGGCACGATGGTGCCGGTGGATGAGGCCGACAAGGTACTGGCCGCAAGGGATAACGCACTCATCCCGCTACTTAAAGGAATGGCCAAGCGGCTTGCCCCCATCTGCGCTAACAAGCCAGCGGCAGAGGTTGAGGCAGACGTCGAGAACGAGGTGGGCCAAATTATGCGGCAGGTCGAGGCCGCGCTGTGACAAAGGCGCAGACCGAGCTGCGACGCCGAGCACGACAGCGGTGGCACTACGAGAAGCCGCCAGGGGTGATTCAGTGGGCAGAGCGCAACATCCAGCTCGATAGCCGGCTGACTGCTCGCCCCGGACTTTACAGCACGACGTGGACGCCTTACGTGCGGGGCGTACTGGAAGCGCTGGCCGATCCGGGCGTTCACACCGTCACCCTTTGCTGGGGATCGCAAACAGGCAAGACGCTTACGCTGGCAGTGTGGTTAGCCTACCGAATTGCAAACGACCCAGCGCCAGCGCTGCTGGTTATGCCTAACGCAGACTTAGCCCGCTCTTATAGCGAGACGCGACTAACTCCCATATTTGAAAAGTGCAGGCCAGTAAAGCAACTATTCCCGCAGGACATGGACGACCTAAAGATCCTCGAGATGCAGTTTGCGACTATGACGCTTTCTTTGGTGGGATCAAACAGCCCGGCCAATCTTTCCTCGCGCCCGATTTGCTTAGCCGTTTTGGATGAGCTGGATTCTTTTGCCGCGCCATCCGAAAAAGACGCAGCCGCTTACTCGCTAGCCTTAGAGCGCACTAAGGCGTTTCCGCAGCGTAAGCACGTGCTGACGAGCACGCCGACGTTGAACACCGGCGACATCTGGATCAACTATCAGGCGGGCAGCCAAGAAACTTACCACGTGCCGTGCCATTCCTGCGGCGAGTTTCAGGCGATGGAGTTCGGTCAGATACGCTGGGACGAAACGGCAAGAGCCGAGGACGGTAAGTGGGACATGAAGCGAGTCTCTGAAACGGCTGCCTACTACTGCCCGAAGTGCGACGCCAAGTGGACGGAAAGTCACCGGCGCAAGGCGATCGAGCAGGGCAAGTGGGTGGCGGCGAACAACAGCGCGGAAACGGGCCGGCGCTCTTTTCGACTGCCCAGCTGGTACAGCCCCACGATTACCTTTGCAGATTGCGCAAAAAAGTTTCTTACAGAAAAGCATTATCTACACGGGTTGCAGGGGTGGGTGAACGGATGGAGTGCGATGCCGTGGGAGGATCAATTTGATGACGACGATTTAACAAACATACCGCCAGGTGCGTTTGGCAAGAAGCAGCTCTGGGAAACCGATCACATTAAGCTAGCCGCAATCGATAGGCAGATCGACGAGTTCTGGTTTGTCGTCAGAGCGTTTGCCAGGGATGGATCGAGCCGTTTGATTGAGGAAGGCCGCCGGCGAACGATTGAGGATATCGCCCAATCCTTGCAAGAGCTTGGCGTAAAAAATATCCATACCTGCATTGACTCTGGCTACGAAACGCAAGACACCTACAGGATTGCAGCACGTTACGGCTGGGTAGCCATTAAGGGAGAGGAGCGGCAGTTTTTCTATATTGAAGGCGTGGGCGGTCGAATGAAAAGCGTGCACAGCTCCGACCAACCGACCGACGCAGGATGCCGCCTGCTCCTCTTAAGCTCTCCGTCGTGTCAGGATTTGCTGGCGTGGTTACGCCGAGGGCAGGGGCCGATGTGGGAAGTGGCGCACGACGTTAGCCCGGAGTACCGAGAGCACATGGCCAGCCATCGCAAGGCTCATCGAATAAACCGCAAAACGGGCAAAGATCTTTATGAGTGGATTAGAATCAAAGGTAGGCAGGATCACTTATACGACTGCGAAACCTACCTAGCTGGGCTGGCGGTATGGGGTAAAGTAATTCAAGCCGAGGCAGCTATGGCCCCAGAGGCAAAGGCGTGATTGACACGATTACAACGGAGTCGTGGATCGTGCTCTCCTTTTTTCTCTCTGGATTCAGGCGTCTAAAAACGCTCAGGCTCTTGTCCTTGCCTTGGAAGCAATCGCAGCTGGTCAAGCCACCGTCTTTCAAAATGGCGGGCGCACAATGATTTCGGCAAGCGTTGCTGGCAAATCTTTTAACTACCAAGTCACCTCTGGCATCACGCCGGTGGAGGTGGCCAAAGCGGCGCTAGACGGCTGGCGCTTGGTTAGCGGCAAGACCGACGCAGAGGTGACGGCAATCTTTACGGGCGATCAGACCCTAGTGACTTATCCGCGTTTCGTAGAAAAACCATTTTCGGTCGGATACTAATATGGGCCTAGGTTCAAAGATTATCACGACTTGGAGCCGCATGATCCGAGCGGTCGGCCCCGACACTCGTAAGCGTCGGTTTGTCGAAGCACAGCTAGGCGATACACGGCTGGACGTTAGCGCCGCATCACGGCAGGCCATCTCATCGCTCGCCCGCTGGCTTTGCTATAACGATCCGACCATTCGCGGCGCAATCGACACTATTACCCGCAACACGATTGGCTCCGGCATTAAAGCGCAATCCCGTACCAGTGACGAAGCATGGAACACAGACGCCGAAGCGTGGTTTGATATGTGGAGCGGCAGCTGCGACGTAAGGGGAATTTTGGACTGGAACACCATGCAGCAGGTGGCCACCCGCACCATGTTACGGGATAATGAAATTTTTGCGTTGCTAACTGATAACGGTGACGGCTATCCGCTTATCCAGTTGGTTGAAGGGCACCGCTGCGAAACGCCGACCTACCTAGGCACAGAGACAAACATTTTTGACGGAGTGCGACTGAACAAAAACGGCAGGCCGCTTAGCTACTACATTCGCACGGGTAACGACGGCGAGAAATTTACTGAAGTGCAGGCAAATGATTTGATCTTGCTGGCAGAACGCGATCGGGCTGATGAAGTGCGATCAATTAGCAAGCTGGCATCTTGCATTAACACTTGCCTCGATAGATCGGAAATTCTTGAGACAGAAATGCTTGCGCTAAAAAGAGCTGGGCAGATTGGGCTAGCTTTAGAGTCTACCACCAACAGCGGCCCCGGCTTTTTTAACCCGACCGAAACAGACGACTACAACTTAACTACTGACAAAATCTTTGGCGGCGGTGCGTTGCTCAATGTGCCGATGGGTAAAGTATTGAGAGAGATTAAAAATGATCGGCCTAGCCAGAATCTGCAAACCCACATGGATCAGTATTTAAAGGCCATCGCTCAAACCCTCGGCCTGCCGTATGCGATGATGTGGGATCCATCGACACTAAGCGGGCCTAACACTCGCCTTATTCTTGGCCAAGCACAGCGCCGGTTTGATGAGGTGGCACAGACAGTGGTAACGCAATTTATTTCTAGGATCAGAAAGTGGGCGCTAGCCAAAGCGATTAAACGTGGTGAGCTAACCCCACCCAGGGGAATGACGATGTGGTGGGCGGCCGAGTATCACACGCCAGCAAAAGCGACCATAGACGCCGGTCGCGATTCTGCAGCTGACCGGGAAGATTTGAAGATGGGCCTGACCTCGATGGCCCAAATTTACGCCTCAAAAGGCCAAGACTGGCAAACCGCTGTAAACCAGAAAATTGCCGAATCTATTTACATTAAAACGCAATGTGAAGCCGCTGGAATCGATACCACCGCAGTGCAGATTTTCACTAACTCGCCAGCGCCAACCGCAGCTGTCACTCCGCCGAGTATACCGCCGGCCCAAGACGCCACCGTCACACCAGCACTAGAGGCAGGGGAGGCGACCGTGCACCTGACTATGGCCGAGCCGGAGACTGCACCTGAACCCACCCCTACCACCGATAGCTTTACCATGCGCGACGATGCTGACTTTAAGCTGACCAAAGCCGAGCAGGACATGGTCGTCTCTGCTTTAGGCATCGGCAAATACCGGCCGAAGGCAAAACCCAAAAAGAGAAAGTAGTTGATTAAGCCTGCCGCATAGGAGCAGGCTTACTGAATGGAAGGCTTTGGAGTAATTGGCGGGACTATACTTCTTATTGTTCTTATTGTTCTGGGCGTCCTTCTTTTGCTTTTGCCCGTGTTTGTCTTTCAAATATCTAACGCAGCAGAGCGAATAGAAAAGGACGTTAAAGAGATTTTAAGCTCAACGGTTCGCACCGAAAATAGTACAAATCAGATCCTTACCGAACTGCATAAAACTAACACCCACTTTATTCCACCAGCAGAGTAAGACTAATTTGACACGCCATGCGCGGGCATGGCTTCAATAAAACTATTTAAGGGAATTTCCGTCATCACCGCTGGCCCCGCTTTAGGCCACGGCATGACTATCGACGCCGACACCCTAGAGCAAGTTGTCCGGGCCGGCAATGAGCTGGGGCAAATTAAGGTACTTTCCGATCACAGCTCTAGCGTTTCAAACATTATCGGATACCTAGAGAACTTTAGCTTAGACGGCGGCCGCGTCCGTGCGGATCTGACCCTGCTGGAAAGCCATGATGGCTTTGCCTATTTTAGCGAGCTACTAAGCACCCTGCCGGGCCAGATCGGTTTTTCGATCAGCTTCTCTGGCGTTCCGCGTGTGGCTGAGGATGGCACGCAGCTGGCCGACGTTAACACTCTTTACTCGGTCGACCTCGTGACCACTCCAGCGGCCAACCCGACAGGCGTTTACTCGGCACGAGTTGACACACTCAAAACGCTTAATATGGATACAACCGTAAAGGAATCAGCGCCGGTTATCGAAACCGCGCCCGCAGCACCGGCGGCCCCGGCGTTTAATGCCGAGCTGGCCATCGCCGCTCTCTCCGCCCGCATCGACGAACTCGTCGGCAAATTTGCCGCCAAGTTTGAAGCCGTGGTCGAGGAAGCTCCCGTAGCCGCTGAGCCCGCTGTAACCGAAGCCGCCCCAGAAGTCGTGGCCGAAGTTGCTGCCGAACTTTCCGAGAACCCCAAGATCGTTGCCTTAAACAACGAGCTTGCCCGTCTCAAAATTGATTTAGAAGCCAGCAAGGGAACTAAACCCCTTGAAGTAGTGGCCCCAGTGCTTTCCCGCGCTGAGTTGCTGAAGCAATTCAACGAGGAAAAAAATCCCGGTCGTGCGGCCGCGATTTATCAAAAACTAAACACGCTCGCACGATAACCAAGAAAGAAGGATAGAAATATGGCAAACACATTAGCATCAGTATCAAATGGGAAAATTGTTTCTCAGCGCGCGCTTGCGTTGCTGGTTGAGCAGTTTCCTTTCCTCACGTCCGCTTACTCGGACTTCAGTGACGCCTCCGCTCGTAAAGGCGACATCATCACCACTCATCTAGTAACTGCGGCGACTGCCGTAGCCTACAGCACATCCAACGGCTACGTCGCGGGTGACCGCACGCAGACTGATTGCATCGTGACCTTGAACAACCTTGTTCATAGCACCGTGGCAATCAATGACGACGAAGCAGCCAGCTCCTCGATCAACTTGATCGAGCGCTTTGCCGCCTCGGCCGCACACGCCTTGGGCAAACAGATGGTCGACACCTTGCTCGGCACGATCAGCGCCGCGTCCTACACCTCCACGATGACCGTGGCGGCGGACGTTCTCAGCTACCGCTCCATCGTTTCGATGGGTGTAACGCTGGATAGCAACAAAGTGCCTAGCGCCAGCCGCTACGCAATTGTTAGCCCGAACAACAAAGCCAGCTTGCTCAACGACTCCTCGATCGTGGCAAACGCCCAGATCCAAGGTGACGCAATCCGCACCGGCTCAGTTGGAATCGTGAACGGCATCGAAGTGTTCAGTTATCCTTCGCTCCCTTCCGCGATCAGCAAAGGCTTCGCGGCCCAACAGGAAGCGCTTCTCGTGGCGGCCCGTCTGCCCGAAGTGCCCAGCGATTACCCTGGCAGCGTAGAAAACGTCACGGAACCCGTGTCTGGCCTGAGCTTGCAAATGCGCGAGTTCTACAACCCGACCCTCGGAACCCGTAACCGTTCCTACATCTTGCTCTACGGCTGCGGCCGTGGATCGACAGCCTCACTGGTTCGCTTGGTCTAAGTTAGAGAATCATCTGGGTTGCCCGGTGCATCGGGGGGTGCACCGGGCTTTCCCAACCTAAAAAATATGAATACCCCCCTTGTCTCCCTAGCTATTATCGTCGGCCCCAACGAAGGGGAACTAGTTGCCCGTTTAATTAAGTGCACCGCCGGCCTATGGGACGAAGTCGTCTGCGTGTCGGCTTGCGGTAAAAATGATGCGCAGGGTGTGCGTATTTGCGCACAGGAGGCCGCTGGCGAGGCTTTGGTCTGGGGAGAGTATCTGAACGCACCCGAACACGCCGACTGGCCCCACATCGATCATTTTGCTGCCGCTCGCAACAAAGCCTTTAGCCTAGCGACGGGCAAATATGTCGTCTGGTTTGATTCTGACGACTTGCTTGACCCAGGGCAGGCGAAGCTACACCGGGACGCAGTCGAACAGCGGGAGGCGCAGGAGAAGGGCTGGGAGATCCTTGTAACCCGGTACGACGTGCAGAACAGCGGAATGCGGGACAATCGCAGAGAAAGAATTTTCCGGCGCCAACCTGACGGCAGCTTGCCCGCCATCTGGGAACGGGCCGTGCACGAAAGGGTAAAGTCAGTGCCCAACATGGCGGTGGGATTGGCGGATCACCTCGTAGTCATTCACGCCCCGAACACCTGCAAGAAAAATAGCAGCGAACGCAACAAGCGTATTCTCGGCACTCTCTTACAGCATACGGGCATGAATCTTTACTATCTAGCCCAAGAGGGATATCTGCGCGGCGCATATCAGGAATCGATCGGCCCTACTCTTTTAGGGCTAGAGCATCCAGACCTAGGCGAAACAGAACGCTACCAGCTCTACTGCATGGCTGGCGTGATGTGCGCCGATCATGTAAAAAAACGAAAATACTTGGGCAGGGGGATTACACTTTGCCCGACACGCCGAGAGGCTTACGGCCATCTGGCCAGCGTGCTTATCGATGAGGGTAATTTTAGCGAAGCCGTCAGGCTTTTAAACCTAGTGGAAATGTTGCCTAGGCCGCAGGGCGTGATCTGGAACTTGGACGCCAAGTGGTACGGACACCTGCCCAAAATGCTTATCGAACAGTGCTTACGAGCCGTCGGCCAAACCGCAGACGCCGATCGCTGCGTGCGTGAATCTTTCCGTCAAAACTGGGGGCAAATCACCATGGTATTTAACGGGCCATTCATGGATTGCTTTAGATTGCATAAATTCTTTGTCGATACCTCGGACAATCCAGCAGCCATACAGGCTTTATTTATAACCGACCCTGGTACTGAGATTGCCGGCAAACGCATACACATTGTAAAAGATGCAGAGGAGGCCACCGCAAAAGCGCTGGGTGGCATCGTGCTCTTTGTAAAATGTGCGGCAGATACAATCTGCCCGCCGCTGCGCTGGGACGTAGATCTGCTATCTGCCGGGACTGTTCCAGCCGCCGCCGTTTTACTGCCTAGCCCAGTCGATAGGGTGGGCAAAGTAGTGGTGGGACTCACGACTACTCCTACCCGAATCCATAAGATACTTCCGACAATTCAAAGTCTGCTGCGCCAAAACCGCCCGGCAGATCGGATTATTTTGTCGGTGCCCGATAAGCTGGCACGGACTGGGGAACGCTTTGGCGATATACCTAAAGAGCTACAAGCGCTGGCCGATTCTGGTAAATTAGAAATTCACAGGACACAAGATTACGGCCCAGCGACCAAGTTTGTCGGGCTGATGGAATCTGAGGCCGATCCCGAAGCGCAGCTGGTCTGGCTAGACGACGACATTCTTTACGGCCCCACACTTTTGCAGGTGCTCGCCGACGAGCTAAAAAACAAAACAAAGACGGCGTTAGGCATCTGCGGATTTTTTATGACGGGCAAGACTGGCTATGCCATCGCCCCCGACCATCTTGGCGCGGCCGAGATTCTTGAAGGATTTGCCGGGGTGACTTGCCGACGCCAGGACATGCCTAAGGCAGAGCTGTGGCCGGCGATGACCGCTAAGCAGTTTGTTGCGCTTAGCCCTAAAGAGCGTGCCAGTTTCATGGCGGACGATTTTGTTATGAGTCACGCCTTGCGGGCCAACGGCATCGCAACTCTAGTCTGCAACACGCCAGATTTAAACCGTACCAACGGCCTGCGCATTAGGCCGGAGGGGCTAGGCGAAGATGCCCTGCAAAATAATAAAGGCACCGGCGGTAACCTAGCGGCCTATGCGCTTTTAAAGGGGTGAACAAAACTTTGACCGTGTCGGGCTATAATCGGCCTGACTATTTTACGCAAACCCTGCGAGCGCTTTCAGCCTGCGACGGGGTGGGCGAATACGACATTGTCTGCGTGTTAGATCGTTCGGATAAAACCGACGAGCTTGTAGAAATTGCTAAGCAGATGGGCCTGACCACGCTTAGCCCGGTCGAGCACATGGGCTGCGGGGCGACGATCCGCTACTGTATGGAAACGGGATTTCGTAACAGCGATTTTCATGTGCACCTAGAGGACGATACCGTGCCTAGCCCAGACTGCCTGCGCTGGTTTGAGTGGGCGGCAAACTGGGCCTCACCGATGACTCTGACGATCAGCGCCTACAATCAGCACGGCGGAGAAGCAGAGCCAGAGATGGCAAGTTTTAGAAAGTGGTTCA